AGTTGGTAAAACAAAGCATTATATCTCTATGGACTGCAATAAGGTTGGTTTAGGATGACAACAAAGAATCTAGGAGCTGAAGGTTTCAATTGGTGGTTTGGTGTGGTTGAGGATAGAGAAGATCCTCAAAAGCTTGGCCGTGTTAAAGTAAGGATTCATGACTATCACGGTACTAAAATACAAACACCAACTGCTGATTTGCAGTGGGCGTTTATTATTATGCAACCAACAAGTGCAAGTTATCAAAAGACGGGATTGTCTCCTAATGGATTAATGGTTGGATCTACTGTATGGGGTTTCTTTGCAGATGGTGGGGAAGGACAAGTACCAATGGTTCTTGGATCTTTACCAGGAATAGAGGATAGAGACCAAGCAAAACATGATGTTACTTTGCTTGCTCGTGAGGTGAACCCACTAAATAAAAACACAGTTGGACCCGAGCCTTCTTCTGCATATTCTGCTGTTTATCCGTATAACAGAGTTTATCAATCAGAGAGTGGTCATGTTATTGAATTAGACGACACTCCTAACAAGGAAAGAATTCATGTTTTTCATAGAACAGGAACTTACACAGAGATCAACGAAGAAGGTAGAAGAGTTAATAAGATAGTTGGTGATGATATAGAGGTTGTTCTTAAAGATAAGACTGTTTACATCCAAGGCAATGCAAAGGTAGAGATTAAAGGCAATGTTGACGTTACAGTAGATGGCAACTACAATCTCAATGTTACAGGGGACATAAAGATTAACGGTAAAACAATCAACCTCAATCAGGGCTCAAATGGAGCTGCTAGAGTTGGTGATACAGCAGACACACAGGATCCTGGTAACGCTGTTGGTACCAATAAGATTGAGTCCGGATCGAGTACAGTATTCATAGGCGGCTAATATGGCAATCGTAGTAAGAAAAACAAAAATAACACCGCAGACTGCCAAACCGCTAGTCTATTCTGACTTTTACTCCAATTTTGATTTAGAGCTGGTTAAGAAGGATCTGCTATCATATAAGAATGAAGACTCCGTTAAAAGGTCAATCAGAAACATCCTGCTGACTGATAAGGGTGAGCGATTCTTCAATCCTACATTTGGTAGTGACATTAGAAAAATGTTGTTTGAGAACTTTTCTCCATCCACAGAACAAGTTGTTGCAGACTTAATTAAAACTGCAATTGGAAATCACGAACCCAGAGCTAATGTGATCGATGTGAATGTGTCTGGCAACCCGGATCAGAATTCGATGTACATTAATATTGTTTTCAGCGTAATAAATAAAGCTGAACCTGTCACTTTAGAACTCATTTTAAATAGGATCCGATAAATGGCTAACACCAGCATCGATCTGGTTGGACTAGATTTCCAAACAATCAAAACAAATCTTAAGACGTATCTTAAGAACAATTCAGCATTTAAAGATGTAGACTTTGAAGGGTCTAACATCAACACGTTGATTGACTTGCTGTCATACAACACATACTTGAATTCATTCTACACTAACATGGTTGCTAGTGAGATGTTTATCGACACTGCTCAGTTGAGAGACAGTGTTATATCTCATGCTAAGTCTTTAAACTACACCCCAAGATCTTTTGTTTCTGCAAGTGCAGAGATTGGTCTAACAGTCACCCCCTCATCACCAACGACCAGTATTGTTATTCCAAAAGGAACAACATTTACATCAAGAGTCGGCTCAAACACATACACATTCTCTACGTCTTCAAACGAGGTGATTAACACGTCTAATAACGGTGTATTTACCGCTAACGTCATGCTGTATGAGGGAACATACATTGCTGATAGTTTTACAATGAATTATAGCAATACTTCCCAAAGGTTTGTTCTGTCTAATCCAACTATTGATACGGGTAGTGTATCTGTAACTGTAATTGAAGATAGTGGATCAACTACTCTTGCTTATACAAAAACGGAGACATTAATTGGTCTCACTTCTTTAACCAGAGCTTATTTTGTGGAGGCTGCTGAAAACCAACAATATGAGGTTAGATTTGGTGATAATGTTTTTGGTAGAAAGCCAAGAGACGGTTCTGTAATTGTTGTTGAATACAGAACTTCTAGTGGTGAATTGCCAAACGGCGCATCCACATTCCTCAATGATGGAAATATTGATACGCATGCTAACGTGTCTATCAGCACCATTTCAAGTGCTACTGGTGGTGCTATTAATGAAACAATCGAATCTATTAGATACAATGCTCCTAGAAACTTCCAAGTTCAGGGAAGAGCTGTTACAGCAACCGATTATGAAACAATTCTAAAAGCTAACTTTGGTGATATTCAAAGTATTTCAGCTTATGGTGGAGAAGATTTAGTTCCTCCACAATTTGGTAAAGTGTTTATTTCTGTTGATGTTCAGAATGCTGACGGCACACCCGCAAACAGAATTAAAACGTTCAGTGACTTTATTAAAGACAAAACACCCTTGACTATCGATGTTGTGTTTGTTGATCCTCAGTTTATGTACGTCAGAGTTATTTCTGACATTAAGTATAATGTAAACGCAACTACGAAATTGTCTAGTGATATTAGAACAGCTGTATTGTCTAAGATCAGTGCTCACAATACTACGAATCTCGAAGGTTTTAAAAAGACGATTTTCTACACAAAGCTGACTAAGGATATTGATTCAGCTGATGATAGTATTGTCAGTAACGATACTGAAATTCGCGCCATAAAGGTTATTACTCCTTCAACAAACATTGATCAGAGTTTTGAAGTGAATTTTGGGTTTACTTTTCAATCAGAAACTGGTGTAGTATTGAATACAGCTGAATATCATTATGGCCATACAATTCAATCTTCTCCTTTTACTTTTCAAGGTTTTAGATCCATCATTGTTGATGATACGAGAGGTTTACTGTATGTTGCTAAATTGACAAGCGGTATCGTGGAGATAAAAAAGGTTATTGGTTTAGTCGATTATACAAGTGGTATTGTTACTATTCAAAACCTCAATGTTTCAGACTTTGAAGGTGTTGGTATTAAAATATACGCAAGAAGTTTAACAAAAGATTTTTCAAGTACAAAAAACGTTATTCTTGCTATCAAAGATGAAGATGTAACAGTTACAGTGACTCCAGTCAAGCTATGAAGAACATTGAAGACTTAGTTTCCCCATTAATTCAATCACAGTTTCCTGCCTTCTACAATGAAGAGGGACCACTGTTTATTGAGTTTGTTAAGTCTTATTATAAGTGGCTGGAAACTACGGGACAGCAAGCAAATTATTCAAGAAACTTGATTGAATACAAAGATGTTGATAAAACCGTAGATCAATTTATAGTGCACTTCAAGGAAACTTTCCTCAAAGATCTTCCTTTATCTGTTCAATCTGATGAGAGAATGTTTATTAGAAACATCCTTGATTTGTATCAAAACAAAGGAAATGAGCAAAGCGTGAAGCTTGCAATGAGGGCTCTTTTCAATCAAGACTCATCAGTTTATCTTCCTGGTCAGGATTTATTAAAATCATCGGATGGCACTTGGGTAAAACCAAAATATCTTGAGGTGACTGTTTCTCCAAGAAACATTTCTTTTGTTAATAAGGAAGTTGTTGGATCGACAACTGGATCCAAAGCTTTTTGTGAAAGTGTTGTTAAAAAAAGAATCAATGGCAAATTTATTGATGTTCTTTTCTTGTCTAATGTTAGAGGTGACTTTGCTTATGGAGAGCAGGTGGTTGAAACTTCAAACACAAATGTACTCCTTGCTCCTACCATTACTGGTTCATTAACAACACTTGATGTTCTCAATGGGGGACAAGATTTCTCTGTTGGAGATGAATTTGATGTTGTTTCAAATAATGGTAAAAACGCTAAAGCTATTGTAACAACCATTTCAAGTGCTACAGGTAGAGTAAATTTTAAAATTGATGATGGCGGCTTTGGTTTTTCTAACACTGCCAGCGTATACATTTCTGATAAAATTTTAAGATATAATTCTCTAACCAATAGCAATACTCAAATTACAACATTTGGTAGATTTGAAAATGTATCTCAGCAGGTAATGAGGGTTGGGTTTACTAGTGCTGTGAACGCTCAATATTTTGTTGCTAATACTATTTTGTTTGCACAAGGAAATTCTTCTGTAGCTAACGCTACGGCTGGAATAGTTTCTGTTACTTTAACATCAAATACTGCAGGTACAGTAAGAGTTAATAATATTTCAGGTAACATTGTTGCATCAAATTTGGTATTCAAAGCTAGCTTAGTGGATTTAGTTTACAACACATCTTCTAATATCTCCCTTTTTACAGCTAACTCAGTCATTGAATCCATCAACTCTACTGCAACTGCAAATGCATTAATTCTTTCTGTATCTACTGCAAATACTACTAGAGGATCTTTATTGCTAAGACCAATTAGTGGTAACGTTGCTGCGACTAATACTTCCTTCAGGCTTGTAACTAATAATGCAACAATTGCCACAGTAAACACATATACGTCAAACCTATCGTTTACAGCAGTGGTAGCTAACAATGCAGATATCACAGCTAGTGGAAAGTTAATTGGTTCTAATGCTACCCATATAGGTTTAGATTCTGTTTTAAATACATTTTATCCTTCATCTATATTTTCATATGTTGTGGGAGCAACATCCAATAGCTATGCAAACATTAATTTTGTAAGTTCTGGATCTGATGCTGCTTTTCAAATAGGTTCTTTAGATAATGATGAAACGGTACTACTTACACCGGACTTGCTATCATCAAACAATACTGGTAGCATTCCATTCCTCGATGTCAATCTTGATCTAAGTCCTAATAATGCAAATGCAGTGGGATACGGTTTTGTTAAGTCTCCTGGCGCCAACATTAACACCGTCTTGCTAAATGCTTTTAGATTTAACAGCACAACTATTGGTACAGTAGCTTCTCTTACCTCTATTAATCCAGGAACAGACTACAACATTGATCCTTTTGTTTTGGTTTATGAACCCGATGTTGCTGGTTACAAACGTAAAGATTTTTCTGTTACAATTAGCAGCCCAACCAAACTGTTTGCTGTAGGTGAGATAATTAAACAGACATCTAACTCGGCCGCGGTTCAGTTGAATGTTACAAACTTCTCTGGTACAGCTGCTAATGGTTCTTCGACGACCACTTTTGAAGCTAATGAATTTGTTTATCAAAGCAATGGAACTTCAAATATAGCAACCGGGTTTGTTTTTTCTTCTGGTATCACGGGTGGTAATGGCATAGTTAAGCTGTATACAACTACAGGATCCTTCCAAAATACAAACATAAGTGGTTATCAACTTAATACACTAACTACAAACGCTACATCCAATGTAGTTCTTGTAAACACTGCTGTAACTATTTCAACCACTGCTGTTGGTCAAATCAAAGAAGGTTCTAACAGTACAGTGTTAAGTGTAAAGAGATTGAGTTTTGAAAATACATTTAATCCAGCAAATACTATTATTGGTACTACAACAGGTGCCCAAGCAACCATTGTAAGTGTAACAGAAGAAGCTAGCTCATTACCAATTGGTGAAAATGCAGATATAAATGCTAATGTACAAGTTGCCAATGCTGTTGTAAGTGCTGTTACCGTTCTTGATTCTGGCTTTGGTTATATTGATGGGGAAAACGTTTCTCTGCAAAAGGCAGGTTCTCCATACATCGTTACTGCACAAACAACACTTAATAAGCAAGGTAATGGTGAAGGATACTTCTCAACCACTAGAGGATTTGCTTCTAGTGATAAGAAAATCTTAGATAGTGATTATTATCAAGAGTATAGTTACGAAATTCAATCTAAAGTTCCCTTCTCAAAATATTCGGAAGTACTCAAAAAGATTATTCACGTAGCTGGAACTAGAATGTTTGGTAAGGTGATTATTTCTTCTGATCTGGATGTAAGTGCTAATGCGTCTTCAAAAATTGTTATATCCTAGCATAAATAAGTTATATGTCTACAAAACTAGTTACAAATTATCTAAACTTACATAACGCTAAACAGTTCAGAGAGTCGATTTCTGAGACTGCTAACAGCATTTACTATGTGTTTGCTGGTCGTCATACACCTTATGCCGGCGGCGATGAAACCATTCCCAATTTAACAAACACCAACGATACTGTCAATATTGACCCTTATAAACTAATGGTTTTTGGAAAAAAAGTTTCCAACTCTGATGTCAAGGTAATGGTTCCAAGATATGATTGGGTATCAAACACTGTTTATACAGCTTACAGTGGTAACACAGATATCTCTGTAAACAATTACTATGCAGTTGTAAACGCTACATCATCTTTCCATGTATTCAAGGTACTTGGAAACAATAACGGTGCACGTTCAACTATATCACCAAACTTTAATGATACTGGTGCAGATGATGAGTTTTATAGTACTTCAGATGGTTATGTCTGGAAGTATATGTACACGATTGACAGCTCAAACTTTACAAAGTTTGCAACGGATGAATACATCCCTGTAATTCCCAATGCTAATGTGACTGGTAATGCTGTTTCTGGAGCCATTGATGTGGTTCTTGTTGACTATGCAGGATCAAACTACAACACCTATCTTTCCAACACGTTCATTTCTTCCGACCTGACGATTGGGGGAGATCCAACAATATACACAATTGCAAATAATGCTGTTGCATCTAACGGGTTCTATGATTACAGTTACATCTACATTAAAGGTGGGACGGGTTTAGGACAAATAAGACAGATTGTTAATTATGTTGTCATTGGAACACAGAAAAAGATTATTATTGATAGTGGATTCACCACAACTCCTGATATTACATCAGTTTATGAAATCACTCCTTCTGTAACAATTAGTGGTGATGGTACTGGAGCTATTGCTAGAGCGTTGGTTAATACAAACTCTTCCAATTCAATTTCTGGAGTAGAAATTATTAAAAGAGGTTCTGGATACACCTATGCTACCACTGCAGTTGTTGGCAATACAGGTGGCGTTTCAAATGCGGCTTCTACCAGGGTAGTTCTTGGACCCAAAGGAGGCCATGGTAAAGATTCAGAAATAGAGTTGGGTGGAAAATACCTAGGCATCAGCGTAACTTTTGCCAACAATGAATCAGGTACTATTCCTGTTTCAAACGATTATAGAACCATTGGATTATTAAAAGATCCTTTGTTTGCAAACGTCACATTAACGATCGCTACACCCACAGGTGTTTTTACTGATAATGAAGTGGTAACTCAAGCTGATTCAAATGCAACAGGTGTTGTAAAACAAAGTACAACTACAACTGTATCCGTCTCTAACGTAACAGGCATTTTTATAACTAACAAGAATATTACTGGTGGCACGTCTGGTGCTACTGCTAATGCTATTAGTTTTGTTATCAACGATCAAGCAAAAGACTTTAATACGTTTGATAATAGAGAAAGATACACATACACAGCAGGTTCAGGTACTTTCCTGGAAGATGAAAAGGTGTATCAGTTGGATGTAGCTTTAGCTAATGCATACTACCATTCAAACGATGCTAATTATTATTATTTGACTGATTTGAGGGGTGTGCTTAATACTGGAAACACCATGATTGGTGTTAATTCAGGCGCCTCCGTTACATTGACCAGTCGTTTGCCCTCTGATATCGTACAAGGTAGTGGAGAGGTGTTATACATAGAAAACGTAGATCCGATTGAGAGAAACGCAAGTCAATCCGAATCTATAAAACTAATTTTGAAGTTTTAAGAGGATTAGATGCCATTAGAGACTAATTTAAATACAACGCCTTACTGGGACGACTATAATGAAGACAAAGCGTTCCATAAGATTCTTTTTAAGCCAGGCGTTGCTATACAAACAAGGGAGCTAAATCAGCTTCAGACAATCCTCCAGCAGCAAATTGAGAGATTTGGAGACCACGTCTTCAAAAGCGGCACAATTGTTAGTGGTGTAAACTTCAGTTACAATTCTTTGCTTTCTTATGTTAAGATTTTTGACTTGCAAGAGGATGGGCAGCCAGTAAACGTTAGTGATTATTCTAATCTATTGATAAAAAATAGTGCTAACTTACAAGCAGCTGTGATCCATTATAATTCTGGTTTTGAATCTAAGAATCCGGATCTTAATACACTATACTTGGTTTACACTAATTCTGGAAACACATTTGATAAAAACGCCTTTTCCAATAATGATGTGTTGGAGATCTTTAGCTCTAATAATATTATTTTTGATGTGGATGTTAACAATGGTGGCTTAGGATTCGCCAACTCTGACTCGTTGTTTGTTATCAGTGCTGTCACCGTACAGGTATCAAGTGGTGCTTTTACAAACGGTGAGATATTCACTCAAGCAACATCTGGAGCAAGACAACAAATTGTTGGGATTGCAAATGGATCTAATTCAAACACTAAAATACTATCCATTAAACCTCTAAATGCTGAGCAGTTAGCTAACACTTCAGCTAACTCAACATCATGGACAGTTTCTGTTGGATATAACATTACAGGTAACACATCCAGTGCTGTAGCAAATGTAGTGTCATCTATTGGTTCTGGTGCCACGGCATCGATTGTAACAGACTCTCTCGGAGTTGTTCAAAATATTGTTATGGTCAATAATGGCCTTGACTATACCACACTTCCTCAAGTTGTTATTAAACCAGCATCCGCATCCGCATCAGTTTCAACACTAGATTTGTCTGCTAGAACTTACAAAGCTCAAATTCGAGTTGCTAATAGCTCTTTCACTGACCCTGTTGGTTTTGGTTACTCATTCTCAGTATCTGATGGAGTGATATATCAAAAGGGTGTGTTCTCAAAAGTTTCACCTCAATTCATTATTGTATCAAAGTATGACCAGTCTCCAAACAATGTATCTGTTGGATTCAGTTCTGATGAAACTCTGGTAAAATATACAACAGACACTACGTTGTATGACAACTCTGCTAACACATACAACGAAGGAGCTCCTGGTGCTGATAGACTTAGAATCAAGCCTAGACTTGTTGTTGTAACTACTAGTGATGGAGCTGCTAACAATGAGTTTCTCCCTTTAGTTGAATTCAGTGAAGGCAAGCCAGCTAAAGAAAATAAAAATACAATCTATAATGAACTTTCTAAAGAATTTGAAAGAAGAACATTTGAAAATTCTGGCAATTTTGTAATTAATTCTTTTAGATCAACTACCAGAGAAATAGCTTCCAATACATCTCATTTTGATGTTGTGGTTGATCCTGGTACTGCTTACATCAGTGGAAAAAGAGTAAGTACAATTGGCAACACTATAAAAGCTACAACAAAGGCTAATACTGTTTCTTCAAAAGCTAATCAAGTTATTACTGCTAACTATGGAAATTATGTTAAGGTAAAAGAACTTGCTGGATTCTTTGATTTTAAATCAGGAGCAACGGTTAACTTATACGATACCGCCAAGGCATTTTTAACAAGTGTTGTATTGCCCACTACAACAGTAATTACTCCTAGTGGAACTCTAATTGGCACAGCTAAGCTAAGATCTTTAGTTTATAATGATGGTGCTATGGGTACGCCAGGAGCTGAGTATAGAATGTACCTTTTCGATATTGCAATGAATGCCGGAAAGTCTTTTAGGGATGTAAAAAGTTTATACTTTGATGGCACGTATGATGGCATTAGTGATGCAGTTCTAGAGCTAGATGCTACAACCAATACCAATATTGCAGTTTTGTATGATACCAATAATCCTGACGTCATTTTCAAGACAGGGGTGAATGCTGTATCAGCCATCTCCGATGTAAGTTACACATACAGAACATCCGTAGAAGATTTATCCTTATCGGTTGGAGGTGTTGTTACCGCTAATGCTCCAACAAATAAAGTATTTCCGTATTCTGATGGAACTTTATCAACCCAACAAAAAACTGATTTTGTAATTGTTCCTGTATCTAACACACAGTCTGCCAACCTCACGGGTACTGTGGCAGGCAATACAACATCAGCAAACTTAACTGGTACATCTACAACATTCTTAACAGATTATGTTGCTGGAGACTATGTTGCTGTGTATAGCAATTCTAGTGCTTACGATGTCAAACGTGTTGTCAATGTTGTAAACAACACATTGGTTGTTATGAACGCCAATTTGACGTTTGCAAATACTAGCACTAACCATGCTTTGTTCTTCCCAGCTTATTATCCAATTGACATGCTGAGTAGATCAGCTAGAACAATCCAAATCAATAATGGCTCAAACACATTCTCTGCCAACATTGCAACCAATTTGGCTGCAACTGCTAATGTAATTGTTAGTTATAATATTAGAGTGCCTTCAGCATCTCAAGTCAACAAGACTGTTATTAGAGATGCGTATGTTAAAATATACACTGGTAACAATGTTACTGTTTCTGCTTCGGGTAACAATACTACTGGCCCGTGGAGTCTAGGTATTCCCGATGTATTAAGACTCAAAAATGTTTATTTGGGTAACACAGCAAGCAGCACTGATATAACAAAACACTTCTATGTTAATTCATATAATGATGGGGATACCGTTAACAATGCTGAGTTAAAATTGTTACCTGGTTCTTCCCTTGCACTATCTAATACACAATGGCTGTTAGCTAAGGTGGATTTGTTCAATGCCGGTTATAATGAAGGGTATATAACTGTCGATTCATATGGTATCAATGATGCTGGTGGATTCAGTAATGCATCATCTATAAACACTTTGGAAATTCCTGAGTTGTTGACATCAGATGGAAGATATTATGATACTAAGGATTGTTTTGATTTTAGACCATATACAAGTAACACGGCCGCATTTTCAACTACTGTAGCTGGTGCAACAGTCAATCCATCTGCAACTCTAGCTTTAGGAACGGATGAAAAATACATTCCAGTTCCTGATTCACAAATTTCTTTTGATGTTCAATTTTACACTCCTAGAATTGATATTGTTTCAGTCGATAAAGATACAAACATTAAAGTAACAGCTGGCAATCCTGCAATTGTACCAAAGGTGCCTAAAGCTCCTTCTAATTCTATTGTTATTAATAGATTGTTCGTACCCGCATATCCAAGTTTGCCTGCTGCTCTATCAAACACAACATTTAACATTTTAGATAAAAAAGTGGGTAATGATGTAGCCATTGTTAATAACAGACAAAGAAAATACACAGCATACAATTTAAATTTAGCTGCTGACTCGAGAAGCTCCACAAAAAGATTCACGATGTCTGATATTAGTAAGATAGAAAAAAGAGTTACTCAAATTGAAAGCTCTCTCTCCCTATCTTTAATAGAAAAAGGTATTACAGATAAAATTATTCCTAGTTCAACTGATCCTGCTAAAAATAGATTTAAGAGTGCATTTTTGGTTGATGATTTCAATGATAACTATGTCAACGATGGGTCAAACTTAGAAAACAGATGTTTAATTGATACTACTAATAGTCAGTTGTTACCTTTAAGTTTTGTATATAACTTGGAGAGTATGTTTGATAGGACAGACGCAGCTACCAGCAATAACATTCTTCAAGATACAACTCTGATACTACCTTATGAAGAGTATGCAATTGTACGTCAATTGAATGCTTCTGCTCCTATAGTTCCTCCTGTTATTGTGTATCAACCAGAACCAGCTACTCCTGCTGCATATGTAGAGGCTGTGGGTGTTGAATACACACCAGAACCATTTGTGGCCCCAGCTGCAGCTGTGGAACAACCGGTTGTTCCACCAATCTTTTGCCCTGTTCCAGACCCGTATATGGGTCCAGTTATCTGCAACTTCCCAATTCCATTGGTTCCTGTAGTAACTGTTGAACCTCCACTACCACCTCCGATTGTACCTGAGCCACCAACAATAGTACCAGTAGTTGTAGTACCGGAAATAGTATCACCTCCTGTTGTTTGTGTTATCCCAACCCAGACGGAAGTAATTGGAGATCCTCCAGTTGTTGTTGTTGAGGTACCTCAAGAAACTGCTGGTGGTGGTGAATCTACATCAGCAGACGCCTCTGTAGGCGAAGCTGGTGAATCTGTCAGTGGACCTGGCGAAGCTGGTGAATCAGTTAGTGGACCTGGTGACGGTGGTGATGGTGGCGGCTGCTTTACACCTGAAACACTGGTAACAATGTATGACGGCACTACTAAGAAAATTTCTGAGGTTGTTGTTGGTGATATGGTGTATAACTATAACCGCAGCTCTGTTAACACCGTAACCTACATTGAAACACTGAACGCTACTTACCATCAATCACTGTACACTCCATCTAAGGATTACAAACCGTTTGCAACAGACAACCATCCGTTATACATTAATGGTTTATTATCTTCTCTAGATCCTGTAAATACACATCAATTGTATCCTTGGCTAGGAGAAACAAATCAGATAGATGTGTACAAATTGGTCCCAACCAAAGATCAAGTTGTATATAATTTATGGTTAGATGGGGATGGAACTTTCATTGTTAATGGATATGGCACTACCTCCATTATTGGTGATGGTGGGTGGGTTAAGAACGCTGTTAAACAAGGCTTAATAGATCACACTCAAGCTATGACATTGATGGGAGAGTTTGCTCAACCAGGTTTGTCTCATGGAAGTTATGTGGTTAACAAGATGGCAGGAAAGTTAGACATTAAATTGTTTAATAAAGTCTTAGCGAATATCTTGACAAAACCAACCTCTAATCTTGTAAGAAAAACACTTATTGGATCCTTGAGGGTCATTAACAAAGTGCTTACAGTTTTTAATTGAACAATAAATAACAATACAATGCCAAGAACTATTATTACGTACAAAGAAACCGATTCAAGCTTTAAGTTTGTTGGGTTGAAGCCATCAACAACACACTACTTTTACTTCAATAAAAAGAAGCAAACTAGTAGGGTTAAGCAGCTTGGTAAAAAACTAGGCCAACCTTTAATTTCAGATGAAAGTGGTATTCTTGAGGTAATTTATTATCTTGACTCTGGTATATCTTCTGATTCTCCTTCAAATGCAGCATATAAAATTCCCAACCTAGCTACTGGTATTGTTGAAATAGTTGTAACTAACTTAGATTCTGGTGCAAGTGATTTACCAGATGAATACTTGAATAATTCTCTATCGTCAGGTAGAGTTGTTTTTAATGCATTAAAGAAATAAACAGAAACCTATGTTTAACGTTGCTCAATCATTTTTTATAGACAAAGAAGTAGTTCAAGGCGCGCCTGTAGCTTTCTTAACTAGTACTGATCTTTATTTTAAAACTAAGCCAGTAGAAGGCAAAGCATCTTCTGGTATGAATAAGCCAGGGGTTTTTGTAAACGTTTGTAGCATTGTTGACGGCAAGCCTGATCTAAACACCATTGATCATAGAACTTTTAGTAGGGTTGAATTTGATAATATAAACACTTCTTCTTCAGCAAGTACACCAACTAAATTTAGTTTTAAAAATCCAATTCCTTTTTTAACAGACAAGGAATATGCTGTTGTTATTTCTTTTGATGGAAATGATACGGGTTTTGTTTTGTGGAAAAATTCGTCCGGACAGGCAGATGTTTCTACAGGACAACCATCAAAGGTATCAGCCGGCAAAGTTGATGGTAATTACTTTGACTTATCAAACGGGACAGAAGTAACTAGACGTAATGATGTGGATTTAAAGTTTCAAGTAAACGTTGCTAAATTTACTGGTCCTAGAAGTAATACATTTATAATTTGTAATGATGCTTATGAGTTTATCAGTCTGACATCAGGTTCTGTTAATGGTACATTTGTAGGTGGTGAGTATATTTACCAAGCTCAAGCTAACTTAGCTGGTTCAGTTACTGTGTCATCAGGATCAGCAAACGTGACTGGGTCTGGTACAGATTTTGTTACAGATATTGCTAATGGTGATATTGTAGTCGTAGGAAATTCATCTGTATCCCAAGTGAAGCAAGTAAACATTGTTACAAACACAACGTTTATGAATGTTACATCAAACTTTGCTACTTCTGTAGCAGCTGCTAACCTGCACTCATATGAGACGGGTACAATTTCAGTCGATTCTTCAAGTAATACTATAACAGGTAACGGCACTTCTTTTTCTTCTGTTGCTGTTGGGTCATGTGTGATGATTACAGACGGTACTAATGGTAACACAGAAATGAGAAAGGTCATATCTGTTGATCTAGCAAACCAACAGCTTGTACTAGACGTTAAACCATCCTTTTCAAATTCTACTGCTGCTTGGTTTGTTTCCCCAACAGCAAAAGTTGAAAAATTTAGAAATTATGCAGATAATATGGTTTTGAATAGCAGCTCAGCTAACTCATCATCTTATTTTGCTGTCGGCCGAATTGTTAAGGGTGTTGATTTCCAAGCAAATGCTGTAATCGGTAGTATCAATAATCTAGCGTTGGGT